ATAATTAAAGATAATTGTTAACATGTCATAAATGTTTTGTATATTTACACAAACAAACATATTATGAATTACACAGACTTTATTTATTCGCAGTACACAACTCAAGAACTTACAGAAATTATAGCAGAAAACAAATACAACGGTAGCTATTTGGATTCACACGCTAAACGATGCAGATTAGAAATAATCAAAAGACATCAAGAAGAACAAGAAACCTTAACACTAAACTAATGAACATTTTAGAAGAAGCAAACAAGATTGTTAATTTAAGATCAGAAGAAAAAGCTAGAGAATATGGTCCATTTAATAAGTCAATGGAAAAAGCAGCTATTATAGCTTCTGAGCTATGCAATAAAGAAATAACGACAGAAGATTTTTATAAATGTATGATTGCATTGAAAATTAGTAGAATGTCTTATAATTTAAAAGAAGATACTCTTTTAGACGCGGTAGGATATATAGCTGCATTAAATAATTATAAAGATGAATAAATTTGAAATAGATTATAAATCATTATTAATAGACGTTTTAGAAAATGGTATTGAATCTGAAAATAGAACAAAAACAAATACAATTAAGTTATTTAATAAATCTTTAAACATTGATTTAGCAAATGGATTTCCAATAATAACAGGCAAGAAGATATTTTTTGAAAAAGCTTTAGTTGAATTTAAATGGATGTACGAAGGTAAAACTGATTTACAGTATTTAAAAGAAAACAATGTAAACTGGTGGAATGATTTTGCAACTGATAACAATTTGGGAAAAGTTTATGGATATCAAATAAGAAATTACAACAATTCCTTTGACCAAGTAAAGTATGTTGTAAATGAAATTAAATCCAATTCAAGAAGGGCATTGATAAATTTATGGAACCCTACAGATTTAAAAGATCAAGCATTGCCGTGTTGCTTTACTCAAATGAATTTTGTTAGAACTAATGACAAATTAAATTTAGCTGTTAATTTTAGAAGCTCTGATTTATTTTTAGGATTACCTTATGATACAATAGTAGCAGCTTTATTTTTAATAACAATAGCTAAAGAATGTAATTTAATTCCAGGTATGCTAGGCCTTAATTTAATGGATGCGCATTTATACGACAATCATTATTCTCAGGCATTAGAGTATATTAATAATCCCACATATAATTTGCCAGTATTAAAAGGTAACTATAATAATTATTATTTAAAAGATTATAAATCAAATAAATTAATAAAAGCACCATTAGCTATATGATGTACTATATTTACAGAATACCAAGGACTAATAAGATTGGATGTACTAAAGACTTAAAGTCTAGAGTCGAGAAATACCAAGGCTGTTCTGATTATGAAATATTATATAAAACAGAAGATATTGAAGAAGCATCAGCGAAGGAATTTGAGTTTCAAGATAAATATAAACACAAGAGAGATAGGACACCATATAATAAATTAAAAGCAAATACAATGAAAACAGTAATTACACAAAAAACAATAACGTTTAAAGACGTAAAAACAAAAGAAGATTTTAAAAACTTAAAGTCAACTCTAAAAGACATTGTACTAGAAGACCTAGGTACAGTAGTAATATCAACTAAAGTTTTAGATTTTATACAAACAAGATTACAACTTAGCCAATATAATGGTTTAGGAATGTATGTTAATAACGATTCTTTATGGAAATTCTATGAATCTCAACAAGAAGAAACCCCTAAAAAAACAAATACTATATTTGATAACATAAGACAATGGGCAAAAGATAAAGGGATACTAGATAAAGGAGATTCTAAAACACAATACATAAAACTACAAGAAGAATCAGGCGAGTTAGCCCAAGCTATATTAAAACGAGATATGCCAGAGATACAGGATGCTATAGGTGATATGGTAGTTGTTTTAACTAACCTAGCACACTTAGAAGGATTTACTATAGAAGAATGTGTTGAGTCCGCCTATGGTGTTATATCTAAGAGAACTGGTAAGATGGAGAATGGAACCTTTGTAAAAAATAAATAAATGAAAGCAGAGTATAGACAAGTAGTTGCAAACAAAACAGAGTTACTAAAACACGTAATAAAAGAACATTTAAAGAAAGATGTAAATGAAGTAGGTAGAGACAGACTATTAATAGAAGCTAGGTTTATATACTTTTATATTCTAAGAGAGGATGAACAAATGGTATTTCAAAAAATAGCCGATACTGTTAAAATGAATCACGCTTCAGTATTACATGGACACGATAAAGTGAAGTTTTGGTTAAAGACAGATCATATATTTAGAGATAAGTATTTAATAGTACTAGCAAGTTACAACAGAGAAGTTTACGGAATAGAGAAAGAAACAGAGACAAATGAACTTAGAGACAAACTAAATAAAGAGAGAAAAGATAGAACAAAAATAACAGAACCTAAAAAGCAAACAAAGAGATTAGGAACTACATATGATAGACTACACCTACTAATAGACAAGACACCAGAAGAGAAAGCAGACGATCTACTAACAAGAGTAGAAGCTATTTATAATATGATGCAATCAGATTTAAAACGTAAACGAATATAAAACTAAAGTTATGATGGGAAGTTATTTATTATTGTTCTTCTTAGGATGGGCAATTACGCTAGCAAGTATATGGGTTTATTTTGAGGATTACCACAAGAGAAAAGACAATGATGATGCGAGTGGTATTTAACAAACAGCTTAAAAAGTTATTGTTATAGTATATCATTAATAAAATTAAATGATTATGGATAAGAGAAAATTCAACGGGGGTAATAAGAATGCAGGCAGAAAGTCTAAATCTGAAGAGGTAGCTTTAATAGAGAAACTAACACCATTAGAACCGTTAGCATTTGCTGCATTAATGAAAGGACTAGAAGAAGGAGACTTCAAATATGTACAGTTGTTTTATAATTACTATGCTGGTAAACCTAGAGAAACTAAAGATATTACAATCAACGAAGACCTTCCTTTGTTTATAGATTAGTATGCAGGTAACCAAAACCGATGCACTAACTAAGTTGAGACACTTAGACAAAAGAATTAGAATAGTTAGGGGCGGTACTAGTGCAGGGAAAACAATCTGTATTATTGCCATCCTAATTGATTACGCCATAAAAAATGAGGGCAAAGAAATAAGTATAGTAAGTGAATCAGTCCCCCATCTTCGTAGGGGCGCTTTAAAAGACTTCTTAGGCATCTTAAAGGGATTGAATAGATATAAGGAAGCCCAGTTTAATAGGAGTACTCTAAAGTACACGTTTACAAACGCAAGTTATATTGAATTTTTTAGTACAGACCAACCAGACAAATTACGTGGAGCTAGAAGAACAGACCTTTATATTAACGAATGTAACAACGTACCGTTTGATAGTTATTCTCAATTAGCGGTAAGAACATCTGGAAACATTTGGTTAGACTATAATCCTTCTGCATTGTTTTGGGTAGACAAGGAATTGATAGGGCAGGAGGATACGGACTTTGTAACGCTAACTTATAAAGATAATGATGCGCTTCCTAAAAGCATTGTAAAGGAAATAGAGAAAGCAAGGGAGAAAGCTAAGACATCAACTTATTGGGCTAACTGGTGGCGGGTGTATGGTCTTGGAGAAATGGGAAGCCTTGAAGGCAGTTGCATACCAGACTGGAAAGAAATAGATACAATACCAATTGAAGCAAGGTTACTAGGACATGGGCTTGATTTTGGATATAGCGTGGATCCAAGCACTATTATTTCTTTGTACAAATGGAATGATGCATATATATATGATGAGGTACTTTATAAGAAGGGAATGCTTAACAGAGATATTAGCAGATTCTTAGAGTCAAATGATATAAGAGAGATTATAGTAGCAGATTCAGCGGAACCAAAAAGTATTGCCGAGTTGCAAGGATATGGGCACAACATCCATGGAGTAACTAAGGGAAGGGATTCGGTAGTATATGGAATAAACCTAATGAATCAAAATGAAATATACGTTACAAACCGTTCTAAGAACCTTAAAAAAGAATTGGGTGGTTACATATGGGCAACAGATAAAGAAGGCAACAAGACCCAGAAGCCAAGCGGTCTACATCCAGATTGTATAGATGCTGCACGATACATTCTAACCGATACGCTGGAAAATCCTAATAAGGGTCAGTATTTTATTTACTAAACTTTTTTGTTAATAATTGTTGTTATGTCAAAAATAAGTTTTATATTTGATTATAATTAAAAACAAACAATATGTACGACCCATCAAACGAACCAAAAGAAAACCAATGCCTAGAATGTCTTAATCCTTGTGATGGAGACTTCTGTAGTAAGCAATGCGACAGGGCTTATATGAATTAAAATAAATTTACTATATTTACCAAAACAAATGATATGAAAGATTTAAAGGAAAGTTACGAATACAAGTTAGTAAGACAATTAACATCAGAAGAGAATAGAAGCGTTGTAAAGGATACAATAAAAAGAGGGTTGGTATTAACAGGCATTTGTATTATAAGCCTGCACGTCTTCTTAAATGCTTTCCTATGGCTGTTAAAGTACTAAAGGATTGGGAGGTTAAAAAGAAATGCTGGGAAAACGAAGTATATGTAATACAGACACCAATATCTAACAAGTGGAAAAAGGGAGGTCAGCCAGTAATATTAACGATAGACTTCCAAAAAACATATAGCAAAGGAAAGGATATATTTGAGCAGAATAGCAAAGAGTTAGAAGATAAGATTGATGAGGTGTACAGATACATCTACGATAACAATTTAAAATAAGGATTGGCACATCCTTTAAATAGGTGCTAACATTTTTTCATAGTTTTTAGATTAGTTAGTAAGGGGGTTGCAGAGATGTAGCCCTTTTTCTATTTATACAAAACAAGATAAATTTTATTGTTATACTATATGAAAGTTGAAATACAAATACCAAGTAGCTTATCTGAAATAACACTAGAGCAATACCAAAAGTTTGCTAAGTTAAATACAGACGAAAACCAAGACAGCAGTTTCTTAATGCATAAGACTGTGGAGCTGTTCTGCAACCTTAATCTAAAGGACATAGCCAAGATTAAATACATCTACGTTCAGGAAATACTAAACGACATAAATAAACTCTTTGAATCAAAGCAAGACTTGATACCCACATTTAATATGAGGGGTGTTGATTATGGTTTTGTACCAGTCTTAGACGATATGACATTAGGAGAGTATATAGACCTTGACGAAAACTTTACCGATTGGGATATGATGCACAAAGCTATGGCGGTTCTTTATAGACCTATCACATTACAAAAGGGAGATAGATACCAAATAGAAAAATACGATGGATTGGAGCGAGCTGACCTAATGAAGCAAATGCCATTGAATGTAGTTATGGGATGTATGTTTTTTTTTTACAATTTAAACAACGAACTACTGAAAACTACCCTGAATTATTTGAGTCAGGAAATACCGAAGGAACTGACTACGGAGCAGCTACAAACTTTGGGAAAAAGTGGGGATGGTTCAATAGCCTATATGCACTCGCTAAATCAGATGTTACAAGACTTGAACATATCACTAAATTAAACTTCCACGAGTGCTTTATGTTTTTAGCATTTGAGAAAGAAAAAAACCAACTAGAAGCAAAACTAATCAAAAATAGATGACAGGATTTTACAACGTAACGAAAAAAATAAAGGATGCACTTAATGCAGAGCCTTTTGTAAATACCGTTTCTTATGGTAGCCTAGATGATGTAGATTTAGATAAACAAACTATCTTCCCGTTATCGCACATAATAGTCAACAACTGTAATGTAGCATCCAATACAATGACCTTTAACATTAGTATTCTCGCAATGGATATTGTAGATGAAAGCAAATAC